GTAGTCAGGCTCTTTGGGTTGCACGAGATAACCAGGATACCCGTCACAAAGCGTGAAAGTCTGTTCAAGGTCTTTGTTATAGACCTCCCACACACAAACCATACCGGCTTTTCCACCATCGGTCTTGTCTTCACTGTCAGCCCTGCGATGATATTCGGCCATTTCACCTTTACCGTTTTCACGATAAGGGGTGTAAGCACTTTTGATGTCAACTTTATAAATTTTCTGAATTTGTTCCTGCGTTTTATGAAACTCGCGCACAATCCAACCAGCACCGATAAAACCCATCAACTGCGTGCATGCCGGATCAACAATAATCTCGGTTGAGCGAGGAAACATAAACTTCGGACCCTCACGAAGAATCGTGTTTTCCTTTTTCTCAAGATCAGCAATCAGTGAATTGAGTTCAACGATTTGCATATCATAATTTGCAGCATCAATCTCATCATCCATGAGATCATCAATCCTGCGTTGCAGTTCAGCGAGCTTATTGCGCGAATCAGCAAGCGTTACTGTATCATCAGGTGTCAACTCACCATATTCACGCTGGAAACCAAGCATGAGATACCCGACAGAACACGTTTTTGCGCGACGCACAAACGACTTCATGAGAGGTTTCAAACGCGGTTTTTGCTCGTTCGCGTAATAATCAAAGCATATTTCAAGAGTTTTACTGATTTTGGTCAGAATTTCGTGACGTTGACGACCTTGTTCAATATCCATGACAAGCGGTTCTTGTGTAATATCACCTGCCATGTAAGCCTGAAGTGCCGCCATCGCAGTATCTGGTTTACCGTCCCAGAGTGCGTAATCGAGTGTTTTGCGTTTCTCAGCGACTGCCACTGGATTTTTAGCATATAAACCAGCCACGGATTGATTGATATACCGATTAATGATCGGGACGGTGTAATTTCCACCCTCAATCCATTCGTCAGACGCACCCTGCTTCGCGATTTTCATGTCCTCGCGCATACGTTTAAAATCTTTTTCAAAGAATTTCTTTGCGGAAAGTATCTTTTTCTGCCAGTTTGAAACGGATTTGCGCGTGCCTTCATCGATATCAGGTGTGTCACGCTGGACACCGCTTGCACTACCAGTCTGGTCGCCTGCGTCCATCATATCGGTGAGATTAAGCATGTCCATGAATTAGTTCCTTATTTCTCACACGATTATACCGAAAATAATTATCTTTACCAGCCTTTTGATATTGACTTTTGCTGTAATTTACGTTGTTCACTATTATGTATAACCCATGCTGCGGTTCCTGTTTTAGGAATGTTGCTTTTTGGTGCACGATAACTTGATGCCGCAATTTCTTTTGTCAGTCCTAAACCAATCCACGCTATCCAGTCCACAAAGTCATCATTGGCTCCGCCAGACCCGAATTTCAACAACTGGTTTTTCGCATCGCTAAACCAAGGTGCGAAAGCAGGGAAGAAAACCTTTTTCATTGACATACGACCCTGAATTGAGCGCGCGCGGGTTCGTTTATCCTTGGACGGCACAACCGGATCAATCAATGTATAAATGCGTTCCTCGACCATGCGCTTACGCAAGAAAGGTCCAAACGATTTCGAGATGAGTTCGCTTTCCATCCACCAGCAATGGGGTTTATGATACCGGAATTTTGCCAGCAATTCCTCAACCGTTCGGTCAGTTTCCATCTGATCCCATACAAGATCAGGTAACACCCAGATGTTGTCATCTTCGTCAATACCCACGCAACCAAGCACAGTTTTATCACGCTTTTCTCTCTCACTCACCGCGTGATCGGATGCACCATACTTTCGTATGTTCGCTGGTATATCAGACGGTGAACGGTATTCGACAATCATATCATTCGTAAAATAAAAACCATCTTCCGGTGCAGGTGAACCCATGACCAACGCAGAAAATGATTGTGGATCACCACGCTTCCACTGCGCGAAAAATTCAAGGCTCTTTTCTTTGGGCCACAGAGCCGTACACGGCTTTAAACCAAATTGCTCAATGACCCGCGGGTTGGTCGGTACACTCAATGTCAGACCAAGCGCAGAGGCCAGCCGCTCGTCACGAATGACCCCGGGTATATTCATGAACTCCCAGTCCTGTGCAATGCCCTTAAATCGTTTGTCACGCTCAGGGTGCGTGGGATCACACAAGCGACCGATCAAATCATCTTCCGCCCACCGTGTGTGAATAACAATTATTTTTGTTTTGTTAGACGCGCGCGAATATGCTACCTTGTAAAACCATGACCAAATTTTCTCAAGGTGACCTTCGGTGAATTCATCGTCATCACCTTTGAACGGATCGTCAATGATGATATAATCCGCCGTACGACCAGTAATCGTCCCACCAACACCAATGAAAAATATCTTTCCACCTGCCTTGTTTTGCATGAACGATTTCGATTTTGCATCGGCTTGAAATTCGACCTCAGGAAACACCTGTTTAAATGTGGGGCGGTCACGCACAAACTGACGGAATTCATGACCAAGTTCATCGGCCCTCGTCTGATTATATGTCACCACAAGAATGTTTTTCCGTGGATTACGTCCCCAAATCCATGACAACCCAAGCTGAGAAAGATGAACTGTTTTTCCGTGCTGAGGCGGTAGTGAAACAGCTACGCGTTTTGATTTACCACTCTCGAACCGTTCGACGATATCACAAAGCATTTTTGCATGACCCGCGGGGTCGTATTCGGTCTTTGTGACGTCATTCGGGTCATTGGTATCTGGCATCATCAGATGGCAATAATCCAGCATCGCCTCGCGCGCCTGCTTGAATTTCAGAACACGGTTTCCGTATATCCGATATTGCTCAATCTGCTCGTCAGTTAAATTGGAAAAATCACTTTTCTTCATCAGGCTGCATCATCTTTTGCAATTCCTCAACATTGACACGGCAACTATCATACGCAGCCTTACCACGCGTGATATATTTAGCTACGCCGCTTTGTTTTTGGAGGTTAACAGGTTGTGGCCATGCGGCCACCTGAAAGAGTGCCGTCGAAGGTCGCGCTGTAGGATTAGTGCAACCGCTTAAGAGCACGAAGAAGCACAGGGGCAGTATCCGCATCATTTGTCTCCGGTTCTTTTTCAATTTCATCAATGCGACTGTCTTTTACTGCATCAATTTCCTTGTTTTTTTTCACTATATTGTCAAGCGCATTGATTGTGCTATTTGCAATGGATAACTCTGTCGTCAGTCGTTCGTTTTCAGCCACGACTTTCTGATGGTCATATACAACATAGCAGAACGAACCTAACATTGCCAGTATGAAGCCAATTTTAATGTAATTAATCATTTCCTAAACCTCCAGGTGGTAATCGTTGAGCGTCCTCATTACACAGTGGATACATTTTGAGACGCCGATCCCACACACCATAACACCCATTTGAACGAATAGAACAGTCTTTTCCGCCTGCTCTTTTCCAGTCGAGAATTGATTTACAAGCAGCAACTGGTTTTCCAGCTTTCAAATTGCGTATCATGCCTGAGTTACAACCGGCACCCGTATTGTAAGAAACATCTGTAATCGCCGCGTGCATCGCGGGTGTTACATGTCGCCTTGCTTTCGCGTCGTAGCAATTATAAATAGCTTTTGAATACTGTGCGTAACGCTTGATGAATAATTTCATGCAATAATCTTTGGTGTAGCCTCTGTCGAGCCGTCCCAGTTGGGTCTCGCCGACACACCATGTTTCAACACCCACCACATCCATGTAATTACCTAGAACAGTGCCTTCAAACGTCGCTGTCATGCGCGCGCCTGTGTCAATCGTCAGACCAAGAAAGACAGTAGCCGACACCATGGCGGCTGTTACAACGCCAAGCGCGCTCTTTCTGACGCTGTCAGGTATATGCTTATAGATAGACATTATTCTTCCACTATTTTCTTCTGCACAGCCTTAGTCGCCTGCCTGTTTCGCCATGCACTCTCGATCTGAAAACACATGTAAACACCTGTCAGAAAAGCCACAATAAGACCTGCTATATCATTAATACTCATGGATGCGAATGAGCCTGCAAAACCGACTGCACCCTTCGCTGTAAGCTCAACCACTTCATTATGTGATTGATGAACAAGCTGCTTCACCTGATCGACCATGTTAACTCCCCCGTAACTTATTAATTTTGTCTTCAATATCAAGAAGCCATCCATTGTCCACCCTGAGGATCGCCTCACGCAGCCTGCGATTTGTAATTTTGTCTTCCAAATCTTTTATTTTTTGCTGTTTTTCACGTTTGACTTTTTCTATTTCCCATTTTTGTGCATCTTGTGCGCGTGCAGCAATTTCCTGAGAAGTCAAATCAACTTCTTGCTGACCTTCTGATGTAATGATCAGTTTTTTCATTAGTTCCACCCGTAAAGTTTGTATGTGCCTGAAATTGCGTCACCACCTAAAGCAGCTATCCGAAAAGCATTGTAGTTACCCGTGTTTACCCCGGTATTCCCCTGTACGACACTTGTAACCTGCGTGATGTTTTCATATGATCTGCAGGACGCTTGTGCCGCCGCTGTATTCATATTCCTGATTTCAACTTCTATTGACGTTGGGATAGTGCTGGAAATAAGAGCACCCTTTGTTAAGTAAAAACGGTTGTCCGCACCACTTTCACCAGCCACAGTCGCTGTTGAATTTACGTAAATTCTTGAATAATTATAATATCCTGCGGTGGTTATAAAAGATGATCCGTTATTTGTGCTTAAAAACATCAACAAATCTTCGGACGTCACAGCCGCAATCAGATTATTAATCAAAAGTGTGTAATTTTTATATGTTCCGATACTTGTGAAATCTAATTGCGCTACAGCAGAAAACGTCCCAGAAGCGACGAGTTTGACACCTATATCCGTCGGCACCAGAGCATCGACATACGCTTTGACACTTTGTTGCGTCGGTGCCTTAGTCGCGCTGTCTGACACCATGTCGTCTTCATCAAGAAGATGCACCGATATGTTTTTCCAGCTTGGTAGTGCATTACTGCCATTGGACATCAATATGTAACTGGTCTGCACAGGTGGTGCAACCGATACCAAAGGGTTCGTCGTTGACGTGCCACCACAAACAACACCATAAGCATTAAAAGCCGATGCACCCGTGCCACCATTCACCACCGATAAATCAGAACCCGACCAGTTCGTATCATTTACTGTCACTGAACCAGAGGGGCTTGCTGACCACACAACCCATTTACCAGACGCCAGATCAGTTGCAAACGTGCCTGAGGTATGCGCTACCGCACAAATATAAGACGCGCCACTTTCATTAATCAGATCAAGCACAGCATAAGCTGTCGCAGTCATCCAATTACCTCTTGGAACAATATCCGTCCCAAGCAGAGCCTTAACCGTATTGCTCAAGCTATCAAAAGAAACAATTCCATTATTCAACAAACCATCCGCGCGCTGAATGAGCGTAAGATTATCAATAATTTCATCCGTGGTCAGTTCTAGATTGTTAAACTGAATATCCACCTTGTCAGCAGGTAAAGGTGTCGTCGGAAACGACGATTGAAAATCTGTAAAATTATATGACAATTCATAACGTGTCGGAATGGACATCAGCAAATCACCTTGTTAAATTCAACCCTGGCGAAAGGTTCCTGCTGGCCATTCCTTCCTCCCGCTGCGCGGTCGTCAGTCATGTGGGGTTCCACCCACATAAATTAATTTAGCATTAACCGCCCCAACAAGGCAAGGCAAAAAAATTAGCTCTCGTAAACGGTTGATCAATTCCGCCTAGCAGATAACGAGAGCGAAGCGGACAAACCGCCAGTGTCATCCTTCGCATCCGACTGCCTTCCGAAAACGAACAACACCTATTCCGTGTATAATGGTTGCGGGGGAGGGAATTGAACCCTCTGTCTCAAGGCTATGGACCTTACAAGTTGCCGTTACTCCACACCCGCAGATTACAAAGATACAGGGTGTGTTGGGAATAATCAACAGGTGATTTTAATTTTTCAGCGAAATTTTTTGAAGCGGCAGACAGTATCGAAGCGTCATGCAAAGGAGTATAATCTCCCTTTACTCTACCAATTAAGCATATACCACCTCAAGATGACACTATCAGTGAGAATATATTTTTGCAAATAATTTTTTCAGAGGTGGTTGAGGTGAGCACTTCTATACGCTCTTTCGACTCGTGCGCCTGTGAGGTTTCCCTCAACGTAAGAAGTTTTTGAGCCGCACCACCTCAGTTCTGCCTACCCAGAAAGGGGTACTTGTGACGGTTTCCGACTCAAGATAGACAGAACCAAAGCGGCTTAGAAATCCCCCGCGTACACTTTCATGCAGAGGTGAGAGACGTATTAATAAACATTGTGTTAGCGCACAAAAACATATTAGCACTACCGCAGGTCTCGCGCAAGTTTTATTTTCAGAGATTTCATTTTTTGCAAATTTTGTAAGATTGGGGGGCACGAGTTCTCAGCCAGCAGCAGAGGGTACGGGGGAGGGGTGGGATAGACATAATACAGTGGGAATGGTTTTTATTTGCATACCCATGGGGTCGGATTGCGTCAACTGCCTGTGTACGGCACTGTAAACCCTTGTAATCTATAACATATCTTCAACATCTATAATAGACGCATGTTCTATCACGCCTGTGTCAATAGGCTTGGCACGCTTGATTCGCTCTTTCTCCAAAGCCTTCAACGTGTCTATCAGTTGGTTTTGCGTCATATGTGCGGCCTCTATATCAGAGGGATTAAGCTCTTGCATCTCGCGCGCAATATCAACCAGGATTTTATTAGCTTTAAGTTTGGAATTTATAGGGGTTGACACATCAAAGGCGATTCTGCTAATGTTGTGCAGGCCTACCAAAGCAAGGCCGCGCGCCGTGTTCGAGAATGATTCATAACACATTATGCCAAATTCTTTATCTGAAAAAACCTTTAAAA